AGTTTACCAACAGGAATAACCAATCCATGGTCTATAAATATCTTCCTGCTCACCCATTTAGCAAGTTTATAGGTCCTACTACGCTCCATAGAGCGATATATAATCTTTAGCTTAACACCTGGGTCAGTTTGATTAATGTACCAATCAAATGGATTGAGAACAAATGCATCATCTATGAAGGATGTTTTACCAGAACCTGTCAAACCACCCACAAGAAAGTACATGCTTTTACGTATGCCAACATACCTATTCAACCTTGTGAAGCCCATAGGTATACCATTGTTACGTCCTGCTAGACCAAACTCTACTTCTTGTTTTAGTTGTTCAAAACTCATGTATTGTTGTTTTGGTTAATTAGAACTATATTTCTAATTTGACTGAATAATTGTTTTTTAATGGCCTTTTTTGAGTCAATTAGAATTATATTTCCAATCTGCTTTTTGTTTTGGTTTTATATATCTGTGCCTCCTACAATTTTAGGTGCTTCTTCTATCTTAGCGCCTTCTTTAATTAGTTCAATAAACGGTTCATAGCTGCGTTGATTTAGATAGCTAACACTATTCTGCATGTAGCTAAGTCTATTTACGCCAGTTTTTATGGAATTCTCCTTCTTTTGAATAACATCAAACTTCAACGCTTCTGTAAGCTGAGCTGCTGTATATTCTCCTTCGAGCAATATCTTATCAAATTTGAGTCTACACTCATCTCTATCTTTTTTGAGATTTCTAGACCCACTAAACTTCTTACCCTTATATGTAAATATGTCTGTACCTGGATATTCTTTCCACCATTCTTCAAACTCTGTAGTGGCAGGCTTCTTTTTAACAATTTTTGTTGATTCTTCTGATTTGATAAAATTCAACAGATCTATACCAAGTGTTGTAAGCTTGTCTTCTGTTTCTGTAATTAGTCCCTTTCTAACCAAAGATTGATGAAGAGCAGCGATCTTCATGCTGTTATTACATAACGGCTGGATATCAAACTGCTCTTCAATCAGCTTCAGTAGAAATATCAAATCTAAAGAATAACTCTTTTTGATTAGTTCTTCAAAATGGTAAGGCGTCACTTTCAAATTCATTCTTCTGCGGTTCAGGGAGTGATGTAAGTAATGTAATCTTAGCAGGAAGTCTATTCTCTTCTTCTATAATTTCCTGCATTATTTTCTCTTCTGTTCTTGCTTTGTCAGCCTGTAAATATACAACATCTTTTAGATATTCTCGCTCAAAATCTTCAGAAAAATTAACAACTTGCCCATCCAAAGAAAACATATTTTCCTTCTTTTTCATTTGTTGACTTTTTGTAGGAAATCTTAGCAACAAGAGCATGTTCTCTTTTTTGCAAAGTTCTTTCCATTTTGATAGTTGTGGTGCATTGATTCTTTTCTGAATACTGTCTTGCTAGTTTAACAGCTTCTGTTTTTGTAGGAGCTGATGTAATTCTACTTTCATGACAATAGACAACATACATAAGTACCCACTTCTTTGTGCCAGGAGTTACAATATGCTCCACCTGTGTTTTAATCTTGTTAGTGTTACCTTTAGGTTCTTCTATACAAATAGCTCTAGCACCTTCAAACTTTGTGAGTTTCTCCATTTGCTCATCAATGAACTGATTCATAGACTTCTTACTGTTCTTAAACTCTGAGGTGATATCTCTAAATCCTGCTGAGGAGTTAATAGCTCCACTGTATCCCTCTTGATGACCATATTCATCTTCAGCATCTTCTACAGCTCTATTGTACGCATCTTTAGCGTCTTTACCCCTAGAATAGGTGGTAAATGATTGTGATCCCATAAATAATTATTTTAGTTATTCGTGCCAAAAAGTGGTGGTAGGGTCATCCATATCATCATCGTCCTTTTTTACAGGATCACGATATATCTCATACCCTATCCATATTCCACAACCAATTAAGATTGTGGCAAATAAAATTGTAATAGTAAACATTGGGTTAGTCTTTTATACGAAGACCAAATTGCAGGTCAAACCATGCAAATGTAGTTTCCGCTTTTGTTTTGTTGAATTTAAAAATCTTTTTGAGAAGCGGAATGGCATATGCTTTGAACAGTTCATGTTGTTTAGATGTCATGGTCCATTGATGGTACCAATTATCTAGCTTTTTAGCATCTTCTGTTGTTCTACCCACCATATTTAATTGATATTCAACAAGATGTTCTGATATATTTCTTCTGTTAACAGGTTCTTGTACTTGAGGAAAGAATCTATTTCCTCTAATTTCATCTATAAATTCTTTTTTATCCCACACTTCAACATGTGGACGCTCTTCTATAAAGGAGAGCTTAATAATATCTTTTCTGATATATGTTATGAAACATGGTGTACCTAAGTAATCCCTGAATCTATCGCCTTTTTTGATTGTCATTAGAATAAACTTAATTGGTTAGGATTGACCACTATCTTACGTTTCTTACCTTCAAGCTGTATTTTACTTATGATTTTCTCAGCTCTTTCAATGTAATACTGGTAGTTTATACCTGCTGTTTTAGTGTCTGTATCCTTAGGAAGATGATTACACACTGTACACACCCATTCTCCTGCCTCCACTTGACTAACATCAGCAGCATTTGTTATACATTCAGGATTCTTCACCTTTAGAAGCTTATCTCCTGTATTGCTTACATAGTATCTGATGAGCTTGTTATAGACAGTTTTTTCACCACTCGTTCTATTCCATCCTTCATAGTGAAAATCACTGCTTGACTTCTGTCTAAGACAAAAATCGTAGATAGTATTATGAGCCATAATAGTAGTAGCAACAGGTACATCATGTACATAATAAGCTTCAAGGGCAAGATTGACAATGCGAGCAGACTTATTTTTGTGTAATTCAAAATCTGTGAGGAAGTCTCCTTTCTTTTTAATTTCTCCATCTGTTTTAATTGCGATGTAATCATTAACTGTACTAAATATAATCTTCTGATAATCAGATCGCTCAAGTTCATATTCTGTTAAATTTTGCCACCATGTATTAATCTTACGCATGTCTTCAAGCCTATCCTTCTTAATCCTAATAGTTACACCATCAGTGTTAGCAGATATAACATGTATACCATTGGTTTCATAAGCTTCAATCAGCATCATTAAGCTCAACTCACCTGTAATAGTGGTGAACATGGTGAGCTGTCTATCGTATATCCAGGATTGCATGTCTGAGCTCTTACCATACACAGAATTAACTGCAAGCTTGAGAGCACCAACTATTCCCTTAATGCGCTTATCTTTCTTAGCCTGTGGCTTAAGCTCTAGTCTCTTCTCAAACATAGCTTTATAGCCACGTAGGAACTCTTTACCTAGATGTGCAGGATAGCGCCCATTGTTGATAATGATGGCTGGATAGTAGGAACTCACATCCCAGTCTATTATCTCATACTCATCATCAGCCTCAAACACTTTGGGTGAGTTCTCTGTATGCAAACCACCTTTCATAAAGGAATATACATTCCCATGGAAATGCAGTTCTTCTTTAAAGTCATCCTGCAGACCCAAACTAAGTTTTTTGATGCGTTTAAGGAATGTTTGTAGCTCTGGTGTTTCAAACTTGACATACTTAGCTATACAATCGCTCACCTTTATGCTCTTTCTAAATGTACCTTTCTTGGGAAGTTCTTTGTAATCAATGCGCTTCTCCTCACAATAATACTTCTTAATCATCTCATCACCAATCTTACTATCAGAATAATTAAGACAAGAAATACCAAACTCCTCCTGTATATCCAAACGAAGTTCAATCCTATTATCACCCCTATAAAGAGGGTGAGTGCAATCGCCAATAGTAACCTTGTAAAACTGATAGGTTGCATCCACATCGTTCTTACAATAGTCCTTAGTGAGTTGAATTTCATCTAGTGTCAGATTTGTTTTACTGTGATGTATAGGCATTTCCTCTATGTTCTCAAGGTCCATTTCAAACTCTAGTCTTTTTAAGCTCACTCTACGATTTTTATTATCGAAGTGGTGCACTCTAAACAGATCTATTTGTTTGAGACTAAGCTCAGACTCTCTATATTCAGGAAATACATCATAGTTAGCATCATGAATAGTGTCAGCAGCCTTTTGGGCTATCATTGAACAGATTTCTAAATTACTGTTATCGTACCAATACTCACAGTTCCTGAGGATGAACTCGACCACTTGGGAATCAAACCTAAGATTGTTATATCCCACCCACCAGTGTTGTTTATGATCATCTGAGAATTTGATAAAGTTATCCAGTTCATTAGTCCAACGGTTTAGTTTAAATTCATAATGCTTGTCTTCCTGTGGATTGTACACAACAATCAGAAACATCTCTTTCATTGTCTCTATGTCATAAATAACTACATTCATTACACGGCTTTTTTAGCAGCTTTCTTAGATGTTTTAGCTTTTTTTACAACAGGTTTCTTTTTCTTTTGTTCATGATGAAACACCACCATTTTAATTGCATCATGTGTAACAGTGGCAAAGGCATTATCTTCATTACGATCTAACAATGCTGTAGCCATAGCACCAATTAATAGAGATTTTTCACCTTCCACCTTTACATCAAATGTATTGTCATCAAAACATATCAATTCTAATCTACCTTCTTCTTTCTTCTTTGCCATTTTTATACGTTTTTTAGTTATTATAAAAGTGTCCCTGCCTGTATTAGACAGGGACCACTCCAAATTTACCTAGTTTTTCTGATACGAACAACTACTTTTTTATATTCATCAGAAGGTTGATAATATAATTTGTTATTATCTAGAACAAGTCTTTTTGTTCTCATTTTAATTCTGAAAATATCATCAATGAGTTTGTTTACTGAAGGATTGTCAGAATCATCAGAGTAAACTAAGGGTTTAATAATGCTCCATTCAGAGCGATAGACGAGAGTTGCGGCTGCCATAAGGATGTGTATTTAAGAGTTTAGAAATAAATACGAATGTGATCTGCGTACATCTCTACTTTCTTACTACCTGCTACCAATGGAACTTGTGTATTGGTAACTGTTGTTGCTTTAGGAGTTGTTACTTTAGGCCTTCCTTTAGTCATGTAAGTGTGTGATGAAATGTAATAGAGTTTTGTAATCATCTGACGCTCAGTGATGTTATGCTTTGGAGCCAGACGTTTAGCTATCTCTTTCACTTTTGTTCCTGTACGAAGTTCTCTTTTAATTTCTGTAATTTCTGCTGTTTTAAAAATGCTTGTTCTGCCCATTTTTTTGGTTTTTTGTTTTTAGAATGTTTTAGTCTATGTGAACAATTTTTCTGTCATACATCATCCCCACCTTGAATTCCTCTCTCCATTCTTGCTCTGCAGAAGGATTTTCAGGGTAGATGGTGTGATAACCTTCTTTTACTTGGCAAACAGGCTCTGCACATCTGCCAAAGATTAGTTCTTTAATTTGTCTCATAATGTTAATTTTCTTTCCAGGTCTCGTCATCCACATCACCCCAGGTGTTTTCACCATCACCATCATCATCATTCTCATCCCAATCATCATCGTTTTCATCATAAAACCCTGGTAGGCGCATAGTAACTTTTCCATTGTAAATAATAGGGTTTAATTCATCCTCATGAGCAAAGTCCCATTCATCAACTTGTAAATCAATGTGTCCATCATACTCATCTAACAGCATATTGATGTCTTTGAGCTCTATATCTCTTAAATCATCCATATGCTCTCCTTCATCCCACCAACCAATCTCATGTGGCTCAGCTAACACTTGCTCATTGTAGATCAAATAGGGTTCTACAGGCGCTCCATGCTGTGTAACAAATTCCTCTAGAGGTTGTAAAGGAACACTATCAAGCGCCCATATTTCTGAATATTCTTTTCTGGTACCTGGATTTATCTTATTGATAAACCACATACCTTTTTCTAGCTGTTTAGGCATATAGCTCTTAAATACGAGCTCAACTGTGTAAAACATGCTATTGTTTGTTTTTAAGATGTTTTTCAATATCAACACGCTTAAATGTTCGTTTCTGTGGACTAGCAGCACCCATAGGATCTTGTGTATTGTCTACACGCACACAGGAATATATGTC